TATAATTTTTAATTTTGCTAGAACTATAGATTTTTGCAAATCAAACATCATTTGTAAACTCATTTTGTTTTGTGGTGAAAAGAATTGTAACACTTCGTCTAGTTTTCTCTGTTGAGCGGTCTTACCTTTTTCGCTCTTTCTTTTATTTATCTCTTTTTGAAACTTTTGTTTTATGTGCGCTATAAGCTTATCAACATGTGTTTTAGTATTACCAACTACTTCACCTTTTCGAACATATGTATTATTAAATGTTTCTATATAACCAGCGAGTGTTTGATCATTCTCAAGTGTTTTTAATGTTGTGCTAGATATTTTATTAAATATTCTGCCACAATTACTTAAATGCGCATTGACTTCTTCTGTATCTTTTTTAGTCATTGTAAACTGAGTCATATCTCTTAACATCGCATCCTGTGACCATACGTTCTTAGAGTTTCTGAACTGCGTAGTATCAACACCGTATGAGGCCTTCATTGTCTCGAATGAGCTGCCAGTGTATGTCGTGTGCCAGACTACTCCAATCTTTGCAGCCTTGACTTTCTTTGCAGCATCAGTGCCAGATGGAACAGCATAAACGATTGTGTTAGGATGGAATGTAACATACATCTTTCCACCTAGCTTCTTAGTCTTTATCTCACTTGAATCAAATAAGAAGTCACCTTGTACTACACCTTTGATTCCAAGTTCAGGTAAGTACTTTAATGCTGCCTTAAGTTTAGAATTAAGATCACCGCTAGTGTCGTCATCAATATCAGAGTCAGTTTTATAAACTTTTGGCGTGGCGTTGAAGATACCTTTCTTAGCAACAAAAAATTTATTATCACGAGGATCAGTACCAGCGAAAACTGCTGGTGCACCGTCCCACTTAACACTAACGTTTCCATCTTTAACTCCTGCTACCATGTCGCGTAATGATCTTAACGCAAGTATAGCCTGTCTTGTTCCATCGACTCCACCATATAAGACCTTGTCCTCAATGTGAGTCATATGAGTATTCTTTTGTTCAGATATAAATTCTATAAATCTCATCATATGTTCCTCGACTTATCAGTTATAATTTTTTTAGATATGCCGCCAATTGGATATATAAACGATCTAACATCATTTATTCCAAATGCAGCTTTACCAATTTCTTTTCTTATATAGTATACTGGCTCGTATATTCCTGTTGGTTTAGGCGTATCGTGTAATAATGTAACGCCTTGGCCTTTTAGTTCAAACATAGGTATATTTTGTTTTTTTCTATTTAAATTTTTATAACTTAATACACCTGAAAATAAACCATCTACATTTTGATTACTTCGGCCTCTACCTTTTTTATAATCTCTTCCTAGTAAACCTTTTTGCCACACCAGATCATCTTTAACAGTTCTCCATATTTCATGGCCAGTTTTAAACTTACCTCCAAACTCCGAATAATAATTCTGAGCGTCAGCTATAAAGTTATTTAAGTCTTTACTATTTGGATTAAATTTTTTAGCTTCAGGCATTCCACCGTATTGCTGAAATGCAACCTTGTTTCCTTTATAATCTTTGTGCGAGATAAAGAACACATCATTTCCCTGATAAGTATAATTAAAATCAGATTTTGGAGTACCCTTTTCAGTTCTCATNCCATCAACNTTTTCAACTCTACTACCTACTTTAAGGTATATAAAGGGCACTGATTCTGAAACCATAAGTTTTGCAAGAGCTTCTTGTGCTTTTTCAAGTTCTCTATCTTCAACTGCAGTAAACTTACCTCGAGGTGCACCACCGAATTCTGGAGTTTTAACAAAATCGCTTAAAGAATATTTACCAAATTTAAAAGTACGTAATGCTTTTCTATCTTTATCATTAAATATTTTTTCTAATGCAGGTAAATCAACATCTGAAGATTTAACTATAACACTTTTTCCAGTACTCGTAATAAATGGGTCTTCACCTTTGATCTTATTAACTAATATCGTTTTTCTAGGAATCTTTTTCGTTAACTTATCATTGCCTCTAGCATCAATGATGTCTTTCATTGCATCTAAATTGCCGTACTGCTTATAATCCACAGCAGCCTCCATTATAGAAATGTATTTTTTAAATCTTAACATACTTCTATTTATACAAGTTAAGAGTCTAAAAAAAGCGCTATAAAGCGCATTAATTAGATAAAGATTTATTTAGAATCGAAGAAGAAATCTTGCTATGTGTCCAACAAATGGGAGTAATGCTACAGCCATTAAGAGATTGACTCCAGTATGAGCCATAGCTATTCTGAGGGTATCACCTTTAGGCACACCATCAGAAACTAGAAGTCCCGCCAACCAAATTGTACCAGTCGTTCCAATATTGGCGCCAAGAACTGCGGCAATTGCTGCAGGAAGGGGGACAGCGCCTGATGCCACAAGGGCAATTATTGCGGTGGTTGAAAGACTTGACGATTGCCATAACAGCGTCATCACAATTCCTCCAACAAACATCCAATAAGGATTATGAATAAAGAAGTTAAGATGTTCTAAGTTTCCCATGGATTTCATTCCACCTGAAAACATTTTAAGACCTATATAGAAAACAATGAGTCCAACAAGAGTAGTCATTATGGGATTGCCTAAGTCCATCTTACACACCTTTTTAATTAATTCATTCATACTATTATATATTATTTTCGGCGTGGCTTAGATGTTACAGTTTTGTTAAACCTTTTCTTCTGAGAAGATTTTCTTCTATCTTCTTCACGTTGTTGAGGATCTAAATATTCAAATCCTCTTATGCCATTTTCTCTTGCCCATGCTGCAATCATTTCAGGCCTATGTTTATTTCCACTCATTTTCTAAACCTCGTTGTATAAGTTTTTCCATTATAGTTAAATGTAATTGTTGAATGCGAATATATCGTATCCATTGACTCTTTATATCGAGTTGTTTTTGTACAAACTAATTTTGTTCCATCGGACGCTGTACTATTTTGATTACCTAAAATGCCACCAATAATTGCACCAGCAGTTGCTCCATCTGGTAAATCCTTTGTAATGTTTTGTCCAATCGCACCACCGATAATGGCACCTAAAAGTGTATCACCAGTTTTATCACCTGAAACTTTTCTTTCAGAACAAACTTCTACATTATAAGGTGTTCTTTTAATTACAGTTTTAAAATGATCTTGGACATCTGCATTGTATGCCGATGTTGCACTTGCCTGTTTAATTGTAAACATAGCTGCAAGAACAAACGCTGACATTGTCATACCATAAAGTATGAAGCTTTTAGTTTTTTCATTCATTATTAATCTCCTTCAATTGATCAACTAATTGTTTTGACTCTTTAGGATTTTCTGTAAGTGAAATCCTTGCTTGATATAATCTTTCAAGTCTTTTCTTTACTGATTTAACTTTTTTGGATTTACTTTCCCAAAAATTAATTTCATTTAATACTCCATCCATTCCCATAGACATGGCTAGAGTATCTTTAAAGACACTTCGTGATGTACTCATTATTTAAGTTTCCATAAAATAAATTCTTCACCATTTGCTTTCATAGTAATTGCAGGAACGCCTGATGCTTTTGTCTTACCAACATAAACCCATTCATAACCTTCTTTCATCTGCTTGTTTGCAGTCTCTCTAAACTCTTGCGTGTCCATACTGAACATGCCTAATACTAGTGCGATAATCGCCATTTATTTCTCCATAAAATTTTCTAGTGTTGAAGACGGTTTTGCTTTTGGTCTTATCTTAAGTGTAAGTGGTACCGTACCGTCTTTTAACGGATATCCACTTTTCACTTTGGTGTGATCTGGAAACTTTTTATGTATTTTGTTTGTTGCTTCAGTTATCATTTTTGCAGTTCTTATTTCTGTCATACCACCAGGTTTTCCTGGTCTTTCTGATTTTAACATCCACTTCGATAAACAAAAAGATTGATAACCTTTTTCTATTGTATTCAAAAAAGCAACCACATCTTCCGAATGAGAAGAAAAATTATATTCTAAATCGTCTGCTTTTAATATTTTTAAGTTTAACATTGCGTTTGTAAATGACCACATGTTTAATCGATAAGGCATATATGACTTTGGTCTTGCAAAAAGTGCTGGTCTTACTATACCGTGTGGATAAGTTTGTAACATTTCAGTACAATAGTCTATAAAATTATAAAATGATTTTTCTGAAACTTGTTCAGTTATTTTAATTCTTGTTCGAGTTTCATCTACCTGATGAACCACCGCGTCATATAATAAACAATCGTCATCTAGCATCCAGATAAGTTCGTTATCAAAGTGTCTACATATCATATCTCTTTTACTTGAAATGTTGTTACAATCTAAAGACAGCACGTTGACTTTATCTTTATAAGAAGCGTATAATTCTTCTTGCTCTCCCTTTCGAGTTACTATAAAAGTTTTATCATAGTAACTTTCAGGAATAAATTTTATTGGCATAACATTATAATGCCTGTTATGACTAGGAATTACAATCTTCATCAATCATGTATCTTTCTGTATCTTCACGTTCTATAGCAACATCTTGTTCTGAAGCTCCAATTCTTTTAGCAACTTCTTTATTTGATAGAGTATCACCATTTATTGATACAATTTCAATCATATCTAAAAATTGATCATAAGTCATTTATTATTCTCCTAATTTAGTTAGTGGTTCAGTTTTCATAGAGTCGGTATAGTCACCATCAAAATATCTGCGAGCTACAGTTTCTTTAAGAACCATTCCGTCGCGTATTCTATAAGTGACGAGCTCTCTAGATACGACACCGTCTGTATCTAGGAGATCAAATGCTCTTTTCAAAGGACCATCAGCCATTACACTTTCTCCGCGAATGCTAATGCAGTTTTAAGAGCATCTCTTTTTCTGACTTGATTACCACCAAACCATGAAGAGTATAATCTGTTATCAGCATTTCTACCTTGAAGATGATCAGTAACATAAGTCACTGAGTTAAATGCCTGCCACCAAGAACCTTCAGCAAACTTTGCACCAGGTTGTTGCTCGATAGCATCGAATGCAGCCTTTGCATTCTTAGATAAAGTTTCAACAGATAATTCTTGATTTTGAACTCTCTTATCGGCAGTTCTTGGAAATACTGTATTATAGTACTCAACAAGATTGTCGATATTGTATCTCTTTGAACCAAGAAACTCAGCCATATCTTTATACTCGTGAAGTTTTGCAGAAGCAATACCTAAAGCTTTTTTAACTTCATTAGCATTGAACTCTGTTCTATGACCAACTTTTACAGATCTTTCAGCTTTAGCTTCAAGAGATAAAGAAAGTGTATTGTTACATACAACTCTGATTGGTGTAAATCTTACATCAATTGAAAACCCATACTTATGAGGGTTAGAAAACAATAAGTAAGATTCGACAGTATCGCCACCAAAGAGATCAAATGACTCTTTGACTTTGGCTAATGCCCATACAAGTTGACCACCTTTAAGTGAACCAGCTGTATGCATTTCCATATCACCCTTCATCACATACTCACTGAAGAAGTTGAATGCATCTTCGTTTTGTACTGGATTCCAGACTTGACCGATATTAGTAAGAACTTTATTATCAGAACTTCTTACGAGAGATTTCATACCA